TCAACACCAAATGGATTTGACCCAATTTATTATGAGATTTATGACCAAGCGTTAAGGTCAATGAATGAGTTTAAGATATCCGAAATGTTTTGGTATAAAGACCCAAGATATACCAAAGATTTGAAGTTAATTAAAATAGATGATTTAATACATTATTTCTTAAATAGAAACGACTACAAGGAACCAGAAACGATTGATTTTGCGGATATTGATTTTAAGGATAGGAATTTTGAGGAAATAAAGAAAAAAATTGAAGATGGATATAAACCAACATCAAGTTGGTTTGAGGGAATGGTTAAGAAATTAAAGTTTGATAAGAGAAAAGTATCTCAAGAGTTGGAATGTAATTTCTTGGGTTCGGGTGATAACGTTTTTGACTCAAAACAATTGCAAGGTATCTTTCAAAATATGTTAAAAGAACCCGAGAATAAGTTAATGAGTAATTCTTTATGGATTTGGAAGGAGCCCGTTGCTGGTCATAAGTATATTATGGGTATGGACGTATCCAGAGGTGATTCTGAGGACTTTACTTCGTTAGTGATAATTGACTTTGACGAAAGAGAACAAGTGTTAGAATACGTAGGTAAAATACCTCCTGACATAGCAGCCGAAGTTGCCTATAAGTGGGGTTTGATGTACAACGCATATATCGTTATTGATATTACAGGGGGTATGGGTGTTGCTAGTGCGAGAAAACTACAAGAAATGGGTTATAAGAACCTATATATTGATGGTGTTGATATGGCAAATCCTTGGAAATATAACCCTAAAGCTATAGAAAAAACTCCAGGAATTAACTTTAATAACAAGAGGGTTCAGATAATCGCTTCATTTGAGGAGGCCTTAAGACACGGATTTAGAATATACAGTCATAGGTTGTTTAATGAAATGAATACTTTCATCTATATCGGTGGCAGACCTGACCACCAAAAAGGACATCATGATGATTTGATTATGGGTATCGCTATGGCGACATATGTTGGTGAGAATTCATTTAGCCAATTAACAAAAGCCACAGAACAAACCAAAGCGATGTTAAACTCATGGCAAGTTAATAATAACGAAGAACAATCTAAAAACATATCATTTAACCCCGTTTTACCATCAGGACCTATGATGGGTAATCAAAGAATGACAAACGAAGCAACCAGAAAAGATTATGAAACATATGGTTGGTTATTTGGTGGGGGAAGATAGTATTTATAAAAAAAACAATTAGATTAAATTTAATAAATGGAACAGAATACTCAAAATAGTCAAAATGGTCAAAATAACCCAAGTTTAACAATATGGCAAAGGTTGTCACAGACCTTCGGTCCCAATTCTTTATTAAATCAAGATTATCCTACTTTCAGGTATGATAAAAAAGAATTATTAAAAACGACCAATAAGCAAGAGTTTGAAAAACAAAAGTTACAGGCACAACAAACTGTATATTTGGCACAACAATGGACAAAAATAGAAAACAATCTGTATACACAGGGTGTTTATTTTGAACCAACAAGATTGGCATCATATTACGATTATGAGAGTATGGAATATACTCCCGAAATATCCGCAGCGTTAGACATCTATGCAGAAGAATCAACAACCACAAATCAAAATGGTTTTATATTACAAATATATTCAGAATCAAAACGTATTAAATCCGTTTTGGCTGATTTATTTAACAATGCGTTGGATATTAATACCAACTTGGTTATGTGGACAAGGAATACTTGTAAATACGGCGATAATTTTGTTTACTTAAAGTTAGACCCCGAAAAAGGAATTGTGGGTTGTTTACAACTACCTAACATTGAAATTGAAAGGATAGAAAGAAGTATGAAGGGTAAATCTAACTTAGACAATAACGAATCAGAACAAAAAACTTTAAAATTTAATTGGAAAAATAGAGAGTTAGAATTTAACACTTGGGAGATTGCTCACTTTAGATTATTAGGTGATGATAGAAAACTTCCTTACGGAACTTCAATGTTAGAAAAGGCTAGACGTATTTGGAAACAATTATTATTATCGGAAGATGCCATGTTAATTTATCGTACTTCAAGAGCACCCGAAAGAAGAATGTTTAAGGTGTTTGTCGGTAATATGGATGATAAGGATGTTGAGGCATACGTACAACGTGTTGCAAATAAGTTTAAAAGAGACCAAGTTGTTGACCATAAATCAGGTAATGTAGATTTACGTTTTAATCAGATGGCGGTTGACCAAGATTATTTTATACCTGTTAGAGATGCAGCAGCACCTGACCCAATTACCACATTACCAGGTGCTCAAAACTTATCGGAGATTGCCGATATTGAATATATTCAAAAGAAATTATTAACGGCATTACGTGTTCCAAAGGCGTTCTTAGGGTTTGAAGAAACAACAGGTGATGGTAAAAATTTATCATTACAAGATATTCGTTTTGCAAGAACAATTAATAGAATACAAAAATGTATGTTGGCAGAAATGAATAAAATCGCCATCATTCATTTATTTTTATTAGGATTTGAAGATGAGTTATCCAACTTTACGTTATCTTTAACTAACCCGTCAACACAAGCCGATTTATTAAAAATTGATGTTTGGAAAGAAAAAGTATTGTTATATAAAGATGCGGTTACCGCCGTAGAAGGAATAGCACCTGTTTCTCATTCATGGGCCAAAAAACATGTTTTAGGGTTCTCAGACGAAGAGATTAAACTTGATATACAACAACAAAGAATTGAGAAAGCGGTAGCTGCCGAATTAACGAATACCGCAACTGTTATCACTAAAACAGGTATTTTTGATAATATTGACAAGTTATACGGAAGTACTTCAGGAGCAACCGCAGGTGCTGCACCACCAGCAGGCGAGGAAACAGCACCTGAACCGGGAGGATTGGGGGGGTTAGGAGCACCGCCACCATCAGGAGGAGGTGAAGAAATGCCACCACCTGGAGGAGAGGCACCACCACCAGGAGGAGAAGTAACACCCGAATCAAGAAAAGAAAGTAATTACAATATTTTATTAGAAAATGATAACATGCTAATAGATAATGAAATCATTGATTTATCTAGAGGTAAAAATTATTTGGGTGAAATGGAAGAACAACTGAATAAACTTCTAAATGACTAATATTTATTATAAATCATAATATCATGGAATTTGGTGTATTAAAATCAAAAATAGAAAAAAAATTAACGGAGTCTTATTCAAAAAATAACTTTTATAAAGAAATAAAAACCTTTAAGAGTATTGTTTTGAATAATCCAAATATTAGTAGAGCGTATCACATATACAACGAAATTTCTAAATCTAAAGGATTTGAAAAGAAATTTGCCGAGGATTATGTTAACGAATGTATTGATATCTTTAATAGAATCAACTTTTCTAAAAAATCTATCTCTCTATTAGAATCTTGGGTTAGTGATGTTAAATGTGAGAACAATTATAAAGATATTGATACCATCTTTAATAAAAGTACGTTAGTTATTGAAACTATTATTCAAAGTAAAAATAAAGTTATATCTAATCTATCTATTAACGAATCCACATCTGAACTAATCAATCTTCCTTTGGAAAAAATTGTTGAAGTTGCAAATGAAAATTTAAAGAATTATTTATCCGATTTAAACGAATCTGAACTAAATCAGGTTAAGAAATATTTAACATTACCTAAAGATGAAATCTCTAAAAGATACGATGTTTTAAGTGAACTCGCTATTGAGAAATTAGAGAATATGTTGAGCGAGTCTGATAAAGAAACCAATGAAAAAATAACTGAAACCATTAGTAAGATTAAAAACGATACTGTGGATTCTTTATCACTTATAAAACTAAAAACTCTTAATGAGAATTTATAAACTTTTTGACATGATGATTTTTTTTGTGTATTTTTATAAAAAATAAACTACACACAATGGAAAAACATGAAGAAAGGAAAAAGTACGAAACTAACGGGTTATCGTTCTTATAAAGTGAACTATGGAACTGTAGATTCAAGAACACTAAAGTCAATTTACCTCAACATTCAAACTTGGGCTGAACCTAAAAAAGAAATAGAAACACCACAAAGGTCAGTCAACAATTTATCAAGACAAATTAAACACTCAATTTTAGATTATTTAGACACAGGAATTTTTAATGAAAAATTTATAGTTGATTTAGATTTAAGGTCAAGTGGAATC